TACGTCTGCATGGAGCGCCGCGTCCCGGTCAAGCGCAAACGGAAACGCTCGAGGCAACAAGCCTGGGTGCCCGGCACCGCCCCGCCCTACAAACCAGCACCACGTCGCAGCGGCACCGTAATGGGCCGCTTCACCTGAAAGGAACCCCTTGGACCCGAAACTCGTCACCCTGCCCGCCCACAACTCCAAGCCGCCGCACACGTGCGTCGTCACCGGCCGCCGCGATGGCGAGGTCGTCGACTTCGGCAAGGACTTCGAGGGCACCGACCCTCACATCTACGTCCGGCGCGAGACGGTCGAAGTCGCGGCCGAGAAGTGCGGGATGGTGCGCCAGGCCGAGGTCGACGAGCTCAAGGCCGAGCTCGAGGAGGCCAACGCCGAGGCCGGCCGCCTGCGGGCGATCGTCGCCGGCAAGGAAGCCCTGTCCGACGCGGAAGCGAAGCTACGCGCGGCTTTGACCCCGGAGGAGAAGAAATGATGAACGGCACCCTGCTTGAGAGCGCAGAGCGCATCGCGACCGCCGTGAGCGAGGACGTCACTACTGGCGCCAGCTCGCGCGGGGCGATGATCGCGCTCGACATCACCAAAGCGCCCGCCGCGAACGAGACGCTCACCTTGCAGCTCGAAGCGAAGGACCCCTCGAGCGGCAAGTACGTCCCGATCACCGCTTTCGCCGCCTCCAAAAAAGGCGAAGAACTCGAAGCCGGGGCGACCCTCCTCTTCACGGTCTACCCCGGCGGTGCCGAGACGGCCGCCGTGGGGAACCACGAGGTACAGGCCCTCCCGCTACCGCGCAAGTGGCGCGTCAAAGTGACGCACTCGGCGGCCGGGAAATGGACCTACAGCGTCGGCGTCTCACCACTCCAATAGAAGGGGAAAGTCAGAATGGGATCAGCTACGCGGATCACGGTTGGGAGCGGCGAGGCAACCTACATCGCTGCCGATGCTCACCACCCGGTTGAAGTCCTCAACGCCGGGGCGCGCGACGTCTTCCACAAGACCGCTCGCGACGTCGACTCCGGCGACACCAAACTCGAAGCCGGCAAATCGGTCGAGCTGACCGATGGCTCTTGGTTCATCACCGCGGCCGCGAGCACCGAGCTCAACGTCCGCGAAATGGACAGCGTCCACGTCGGCGACGACCTCTCCGTTGCCGGCGATGCGACCGTCTCCGGCGCGGCCACGGTCGCCGGCAAGGTCCATGCCGAAGGCGAGCTCGAGGTCGAGGGCGACCTCAACCACGACGGCGCCAAAGTCGGCTTCTGCGGCTCGGCGCCGGTCGCCCCGTCCACCGTCAAAAAAGCGGCCCTCACCGCCAACGAACTCGCAACCGAGTTGGCGAAAATGGGCCTCGTGAAAATCGAAGCCTAGTGATCGCGATCCTCGCAGCCACCCTCGGGCTCCTCGCGCTGCTTCTCTACAGCGAGTGGAGCTCGAGGCGCGATCGCCGCACCGCGGCGACGGAGTTGGCGCGCAGCCGCGCGGAGACGGCCGCTGCGCGGGCCGAGCTGGCCGAGGAGACGTCGCGAGCCAAGGCCGAGCTCCTCGGGGTGATCGACGCGGCCGCTAAGGAGCGCAGGGAGCTCTACCAGCGCATCCAGGCCCCGGAGATCGCCGTGGCCGACGCTGCCCTCGAGGCGCGGCGAGAGCGGCCCTACGTGCGCCGTGAGCCGATAGGCGCCGACAACGATGCTGCCTTCGCCAAGAAGCGCGAGGCTGAGGCCGAGCGTGGCTGACGTCGCCGCCCCCGAGAAGACCCCGAGCTCAGGAGACGTCAACGGCAAGGAAAGCGTCCCCACCGACGTCGACGCGCGCCTCAAGCGCGGCCGCACCGGGCTCGAGGAAGTCGTCGCCCGCCGCCAGCTCGGCATCCGCTTCGCCAACGGCAACCACTTCGCCGAGCTCGACGACACCGGCACCAAGCTCACCGACATCTCGACGTCGGTAGCTGCGCAGGGCGGCGAAAAGCCCGACCACCGGGTGCGGCGATCGCACGACATCATCTCGCCGATGCTCAAGCGGAAGATCTCTTCCGCGACGCAGCGCGAGCCGGAATGGGAGTCGACGGGGGTGACGGCAGACCCCGAGGACTACGCCGCCTCGAGGATCGCCATGCGGCTCGCCAGGGCCGGCTACGAACTCTGGGGCTTCCCCCCGGCCGAGGCGAAGGCCCTGTGGTGGGCGATGGTGACGGAGGAAACCTTCGGCCGGGCCGTTTGGAATGGCAACGTCGGCCCCTACATCGACGTCTCCCAGCACCCCGAAGCCGACAAGGTCGAGATGATCGACGACGGCGAGGGCGGCCAGCGCGAGCACCGCCCCCACGAGGGCCAGCCTGATCCCGAGAAACCACAGTGGCGCGGCCGCGGTGAGATCGAGCTCGTGATCTACTCCGGGCTCGAGGTTCTCTGGGAGCCCGGAGTCGACTTCGAGAAGAGCCGTTGGTATGCCGTCGAGCACGCGCGCTCGATCGAGGAGATCGAAGACGAACCCGGTTTCCTCAAGGTCCCCAACGGCAAACTGCAACCCGACGCCGACACCTTCTCGAGCCGGTCGACCGCCAGGGAGAAGAAGGGCGCCAAGCTCGGCCTCGTCACCGAATACTTCGAGCGCCCTTGCCCCAAGCACCCGAAAGGCCGCTGGGGCACCTACGCCGGGGGCCGCAAGATCTTCAAGGACGAGGACTACCCGATGGTCGACGGCAAAGGCCAGGTCGTCGACGTGCCTTGTCTGCGCCGGTTGATCTACGACGTCGACGGCGCCAGCGATCGCGCCCGCGGCCTCGTGCAGAAGGTGGTCGACGAGGTCCGCAGCTACGACCAGGCGATCAACAAGCAGGCTGAGTACAGCCAGATCGGCCTTGTCGCGCAGATCATGGCCGCCGAGGGGGTGCTGCTCACCGACCCGACCGACGAGCCTGGCCTCGTGCTCGAGTACGACCGCACCCTCGCCAACGGCGAGAAGCCCGAATGGCGCGAGAACATCGAGTTCCCCTCCGAGCTCTTTGAAATGGAAGAGCGCGCCAAGCAACGCTTCACCGAGATCTCCTTCGATCAGGACATCCCCAGTCAAGTCGAATCGGGGGCGGCGATCAACTCGGTCGTCGAACTCTCCCGCGTCGCTTGGCAGAAGTTTGTCGACGACTTCGACCGCTTCCGCTCGGGCTTGATGTCCGACTGCCTCGTGCTCGCCCAGCGCAAGTATGGGGCCGACCGGATCTTGAAGTTCCGGGGCACGACGGGCTGGGAACTCGTTGGCGACTTCACCGGGGCCGACATCCGCGACCAAACCGACGTCGTCGTGAAGCAGTCGGCCACCAACACCCAGACGCGGCCGCAGATCGAACAGCGGATCATGCAGCTCGTGCAGACCTTCCCCGGCGTCTTCCCGCCGGAGACGGTGATCGAGGCCCTCGACTCGGCGCACCCGGAGAAACTGATCCGCGGCTACGAAGAGGACGTCGGCCGCGCTCACCGTGTGATCCAGTCGCTTCGCAAGGGCACCTTCTGGAATCAGCCGCTCCGGCCGGCGCTGCCCGACGAGGAAGTGCTCGAGGAAATCGGCGGCCGCCCGATGGTCCCCGGCTGGCTGCCGCGCCCCTTCGACTCGTTGCCGATCTACAAGTCGGCGATCGAGGAATGGATGAAGACCGAGGACTGGGAACGGTCCCCGCGGCAGACGAAGGACGCCTCGCTCTTCTACTACCAAAAGCTGCTTGACCTCGAAGCGGCCGCCCAGCAGCGCGAAGCCGAAGTGCAGAACGCGACGGCCGAAGAGCAGGGCGAGCTCAACGCGGCCAAGCCCGCGGAAACGAAGCCCTCCCCGTCGCTTCCCGGCGGCGGCCCGGCCCCCGGCGGCACCCAGCCAGGCGAAGAAGGCCCTGGCCCCGGCGCGGCCGAATAACACTCTTACCCGGAACAAGGGGATCGGCAGATCCCCCTCCGATCAAACAGTGGACAAGCGCTCCCGAGCGCCCCACACACACCAAAGGAGTCAATACCGATGAAGGACACGCCCTCCGCAATCGAGCGGAACAAGGCTGTATCCGACACCCTCCCGATGCTCGACGAGATCCTTGCGATCGCGCCGAGACTCGAAGCCAACTGGTCGGCAGAAGCCGCGGCCACTCCACCGGGGACGCTCGTATGTCGAGCCGAACCAGGGGTGCCCCCGGCAGCAGTCGAGCCCGGTGGTGAGGGGGAGCCCGGCGGCGGTAACGAGCCCGGTTCCGAGGAGGAGTTCATTGGCTCCTTCGACCTCGAGAGCGTCGAGCCGGCGGCCCGCCCCGCGGTGGAAGCCTTGCAGAAAGATTGGCAAGGGCAGTACACCCAGCGGCGACAAGCTGATCGGCAAGAGGTAACCGAGGTCAGGCGTGAAGCCGAACAGTCGCAGGCTCTGATCGAGGGCTTGCGCGACCCATCAACGATGCCCCACTACCTGCGGCTCATGGGGATCGACTTGGCCGACCCGCAGACGCTCGAGCTCCTCGGAGTTCAGGCGCCTGCTCGGGGAGGCGAGGAGATCGACGACGAGCTGCGTCAGTTGCTCGAGGGTGGCGACGAGAACGAGCTTGAGGCTCGCCTCGCCGCGATCGAGGAAGAGCGGCAGGCGGAAGCGCAGCAGAGGGAGGCCGCGGATGTCGAGCAGGCGCTCGACGACCTGGCCGACACCGAACTCGAGAAAATCGAGGGCGAGTGGGGACGCGACCTGGACGAAGACGAGGACGCCTTTATCCGCCACCGCGCGGAGGCGAACCCCGGAGTCGACGGGTTGCCCGACTACGAAGCAGCCGCCGCAGTTCTCAAGGGGTGGCTGGCTCGGCGCGAGCAGCAATGGGCCGAGCAGCGTTCGCAGCCGGGACGAGGGGCACCGGGTGGTAGGCCCGGCGGCAAGGCGCTCGACGTCAACAAGCCGGAGGAGCGCGCCGAGATCGGCCTTGCATCGGCCGAAGCGGCACTCGCCTCCCAAAACGACTAGGAGCTCTGATGCAGAACGCCACGGCCTTTAGGGCCGTAATGAAGGACACGTTCCTGTCGGACTCGATTGAGAACTCGGTCTTCGTAGGAAGCCCGCTGCTCGATCAGTTCGTCAAACTCACCCCCGAGGGTGAAAACGGTGACACTTGCCGCGTCGCCGTCCGTACCGGACTCTCGGGTGGCTACTCGGCGGTGCCTCGCAACGGTTCTTCGGAACTCAACGAAGGCACCAACATCGTGACCAAGCGGGCGGATTACCTCTACTCGCACAACTGGTTCGATGTAATCGTCGAGTCGGCCGTGATCGACGAATCGGCCACGTCTGCCCTGGCTCTGTCCAAGGCGGTCGAGGCCGAGCGTACGGGCGCGGTCGACGGCATCAAACGGCAGTTGCAGCGCGGGCTGTTTTCGGACGGCTCGGGCATCATCTGCTCGCTCGAAGACAGTGAAGGGGCGGTCAACACCTTCACTCTCGACACCAACGGGAAAGGTGCTCTCAAGCGCGGGCACCTCTACCCCGGCCTCAAGGTCGACATCGGCACGAAAGCGGCCGAGGACAGCAAAGGCGACAAACGGGAAATCACGGCCGTCTCCGTCAAAAACGGGACGATCACGATCTCCGGTGCCGCCTTCGACTCCGAAGAAGACGGCAAATTCTTCGTGTCGATCGCCAACGCGCGAGATGGGGAAGAGTCCTTCGAGGTCGACGGGTTGCTGGCGATGCTCAGCGACACGGTCGCCTACGGAGGGATCGACCCCGCGGAAGTGCCGACGTGGTCGGCCTTCATCGACGACGACGCGCAGGACGTGTCGACGTCCCTCGTCTACGAGCTGGAAGACGAAGTTTTCCAGTTCTCGGGCGAGGAGCCGGATTGGTGCATCTCCTCCGCGAAGCAGATCCGCATCCTGAGTGAAGAACTCCAGGCGCAGGTCCGCTTCAACGCCGGAGACAGCTACAACACCGGCAAGCGCAATGGGCTCTCCACCCCGCAGGGCACTCCGATCGAGCGTCACTTCGACTGCCCCGATCGGTGCCTGTTCATGCTGAAGAAATCGGACCTCGGTTCGATCCGCAGCAAACAGGGTCCTCAGTGGGCGAGCTCGGAGATGATCCGCTACATCGAGGGAACGACCCACTTCCGGGGCGCCCTCTTCTGGCGGCTCAACTCGGCCCTGACCCGCCGCAACACCCACGCGGTGGCGACCGCGCTCAACTAGCAGCTCGAGGGGCCGCCCATTGCCGGGGCGGCCCCTCTTCTGCGTCCACCGAACTTCTGCATCGTCCTCACTCGACCAAAGGAGCACACAGTGAAACGCCTCCTCGAACGCCTCTTCCCGCCCTTCGCTTTCGTCGCCGCTTCCCTGGGCGCGCTGGCGATTGGCACCCGTCCCCGCAAGAAGGCCCCTCCGGGCAATCTCAAGCTGACGGTGACGCCGATCACCTTCCCGACCAAATACCTCCAAGCCGACAAACTGACCCCCGCCGACGTCGGCCTCGAGCGGGTTGTCTACGGCTATGCGGTCCTCACCGGGATCGGCACCGGCACGGTCAACATCGCCAACGTGATCTATGACCCCGACGCCGAAACGCTCAAGCTCTTCGACGAGACGCCGGCCGAGGTCGCCAACGAAGCCGAAGTCAAAAAACCGACCTGCACGGTCTACGCCTGGGGCAGCTAGAGCGATGCCTGTCACTCCCTCCGGGCTCCACGTCCCCGTCAGCCGCGAGGAGCGGCTGCGGGCGATCGACGCCTTCACCGAGAAGATGGAGACGGGCGAGCCCGGAGGGGAGGCCCTCGAGCGCGAGCTGCGTCTGATCGACGATCGCATTCGGGTGGTCAAGATCGCCGAGCGGGCCGGCGAGCTCCACCCGCGCAGCCGCGCCCCCGGCGTGATCCCCGGCCGCTGGCACGTCAAGCTGCTCACTCGCCCCAGGAACGCCTACTTCGCGCTCTGTGGCCCTGACTGGACCTACGCGGAGCCCGACCTCTATTGGGTCGAGAAGTTCAAGGCGGCCGACCTCTGGCGCGACGGCGCGCTCGAGGAGATCCGCAAAGGCGAAGACGACGAGGAGCGCGCCCGAGCTCGCGCCGTCTTGCTCGAGGGTGAGCAGCGCCGGGACCACATCGCCGAGGACTGGCGGGCGCTCAAGCGCGTCAGGGGCGACGGTGGCGAGCTCCGGCGCACCGACCGCGGCCATGCCCCTCACATTCCTTACGCGGGCGGCGTCAGCTTCTCGGAGTCGTCCGACTCGGGGCTTTTGATTCCCGCGGGGGCCTGAGTTGAACCGGAAAGAAATACGCGAAGAGATCGTCGCCAACGGCGCGGAAAACATCCTCAACGACGTTGGGGGTGAAGCCCGGATCAATCGTTGGATTCAGCAGGCGATCCGCGACATCTGCGACTTCAAACCGTGGCCCTTCCTCTTCGCCGAAAAAGAAGGGGCGATGCCTCTGGCGATCGCCGATCTGGGTCACGTGATCGCCGTCTCTGATCTCACCAACCGGAACCCGCTCGAACCGGCCACCCTCAATCAGCTTCTCCTCGGCGATCCGACCCTCACCGGCGTCGGCCAGGCCGAATACTGGTTCACCCAGGACGGCAAAACGGTCAAGGTGTGGCCGGCCCCCGATGGTGGCGGCAGCTTCAAGGTCCGCTATCGCAAGGTGCCGGTGGCGATCGCCGACAACGAAGAACCGATCATCCCGGCCGACTACCACGATCTGATCGTCACTCGAGTCAGGGTGAAGGTCTACAAGGCGACCGACAATTGGGAGGCCGCCACCGAAGCGTGGAAGGACTACGAACGCGAGCGCAACGGCATGGTCCACGCGCTGATGAAGGCCAACTACGACAAGGAGCGGCGTCAGACGCGCTCAGGCAGCGCCGGGGACTACCTCTAGTGTCGACCGCGCCCCGACCGATTCCCTTCTCGCAGTTCGGGGGCCTGATCCTCGACAAGCCGCTCGACGACATCGGCGCCGAGAACGCGGCCGACCTCCTCGACGTCGATTGGAGCAGCTCGCAGGGCAGCTTGCGCTCGAGGGACGGGGCCGACGAGTTCACCAAAGCTGCCGGCGCCGCCAACTACGAGTCGCTCTTCGCCCACTCCGACAGTCGCCTCTTGGCTCGCCGCGGTGAAACTCTCGTCGCCTTTGACATCGCCACCGGCAAAGAGATCGCCGGCAAAACGGCGGCGGTGAAAGCGCTCTTTATGAGCTTCGCCCGGCTCGGCACTCCCTCGGCCTCTTACAGCTACATCGCCGATCAGGAAAACACCCTCAAGCGCTATGACGGCACCGACTTCACGAGCCCGACCGCCACGGTCGACGGCGTTGCCGGGAAAGCGATGCCGAAGGGACACCACCTGGCGACCTGGGCCGACGAGGGCAACCGGCTCGTGATTATGGGGACCGAGCCCAACGGCGGTCCCAACGGCGCGATCTCGGGCGGCTCCCACGTGTGGTTCCCCAACCCCGGCGATGCTGAGGCTTACGAATCCACCAACTTCGTCCAAGTGCGGCCGGGGGACGGCGAGAGCATCATCGGCGGCTGCGCCTGGGGCGGCCAGGTCTTCGTCTTCAAGGAAACGCATCTCTTCGTCTTCTACGGCGTCTCCGTCGACAACGAAGGCAAACCGATCTTCAACTTCCGCACCGTCGACCTCGGCACCCGGATCTTGCCGCCCTCGAGCAAGTGTGCCCCCCAGGTCGTAGCCGGTGCCGAGGGTGTCTACTTCGTCGCCAACGACGGGCTCTACATGACGACCGGCAACGAGCCTTCCCTACTCTCCGAAGACCTCAACCCACTGGCCGACAGTCAGGCCCTTGTCGGCCCTGCGGCCACCACCTTCGGCGAACGGCGTTGGACGCAGGCCCGCGGGATCGCCTTCGCCGGAGAAGCCGTCTACATCGGGCTCGGGTCGGCCGAAGGCGTCGTCGACCGCCTGCTCAAGTTCGACCTCCGGGGGCTGCGGTGGACGGTGTGGTCGGCCGGGCTGCACAGCATGGTCGCTTGGAACGCGGAGACGTCGACGCACCGCGAGCGGCTCTTCTTCTCCGCGGCCGACGAAGCCCACAAGGGGATCTTCTTCTACACCCCCGCGAAAACCGAAGACCCGACCGTCGCAATGAGCCCGCGGTGGCAGTCAGGTTTCTACGAACTCGAATCAGCCGACGAAAAGACGGTGGTGGCGACGAAGCTCTGGGGGACCGGCGAAGTCACCGTCAAGGTCGCCGAGGATTACAAAGCTCTTGGCAACGGCTCCGTCTACAAACTCGGAGCCGCTCCGGCCATCGCCCAGGTGCAGAAGCAGAAGGGGCAGTCGGCCACTCTCTTCTCACACCAGTTCTCCGGCGCCGCGCCGTGGTCGGTGCAGCGCCTCGATCGCTACCTGCGCGAGACGCGGGTGGTGGAGACGCAGAAGTGACCAAGCCCCTCCCCAAGCCCAACGTCCAAGTCGCCGTCAAGCGGACGGGACCGCCGCGGCTGACGTCAGCGGAGCGGCAGCAGCTCGCCTCGATCGAGGACCCGACGTTGAAGAAGGTGATGGGCGAGATCTTCATCGCCGGTCGAGCCAACCAAGACAACTTCGACGAGATCACGCAATGGTTCCCGATCCAGCCGGCCGACGTCGCCGACGTCTTGCGGCCCAACATCGCCAATCTCCTCAAGGTGTGGCCGGACAACACCGTCTCCGGCCGCATCAACGAATCGAAAGGCGGCGAAGAAGGCACCGCCGGCAAATGGCGGGTGTTGAACGAATTTCGCTACGCGAACGAGCAGGGAGTCATGGGCTTCGGGAACATCCCTTGCCTCGTCGTCGACCCGGCCGGGGCCACCCCCTTCGTCCAACTGCGGATTGCCAACTTCGACAAGACGAAAACGCTCATGGTCAACACCACGACCGAAATGGCGAGCGCGACGCAGTTGATTCCCGGCATCCGCATGGTGCAGTCCTACGCGGTCGGGGCGGGCCTACAGGCCGACCAGTTCTTCGGCAGCATCCTCGCCCCGGAAATGTGGGAAGTCGACCTCGAAGCGTGGGAAAACGGGGAACCCTGCCAGCTCGAAGTCCGCGCCGCCAACATGAACACGATCATCCCCGGCGAATATCCCAAGGCGTTCATCGTCGTTACCTTCGACGAAGGGGTCTGAGATGGCAGAAGGCGATCTCACCGGGACTTGGCGCAACTACCAGATCGCCGCGGGCGCGGTCGGCATCCCTGAGCTCGCGCCCAGCGCTTCTGCGGCCCTTGCCGGCGGCTTCAACTACATCTACTCGACCAACGTGGAAGCGACGGACCCCGGCGCCGGCAAACTCAAGTTCGACAAAGCCGTCCTGGCCGAAGCGATCGCCCTGCGGATCTCCGAGACGGACACCAACGGCAACGCGATCGCGGCTTGGCTCGCCACCCTCGACGACTCGACCAACACCGTCAAGGGCACGATCGCCCTCCGCAAGGTCGGGGAACCCAAAGCCTTCGCCCTCTTCAACGTCACCGGGGCGCTCGTCGACAACGGGACCTGGGACTCGCTCGCCGTCACCTACATCCTGAGCTCGGGCCTCGCCAACAACGACGAAGTGACCCTCACCTTCTACCGGGCCGGCGACGTCGGGGCGAAAGGTGCAGAAGGTGCCAAAGGCACCACCGGGGAACGAGGCGCAACGGACTGGACCCCGATCATCGACGCCTCGATCAAACAGCTCTCCTCGAACTCGTTTGAAAAGGCGACCAACGTGGAAGGCGACGCGACCCTGCGCTCGACCGAGGGCTTCACTCGCGGCTGCTACCTGACCTACGTGGCCGGCACCAGCAACAAGGGGTTTGGGCTCGGGCTCAACACCGATCCGGCCACCGACGAGGGCTTCGCCGGGATCGACTACTGGATTAACTGCAACTCGGCCGGCACGATCATCATTCGGGAGAGCGGCGTCGAAAAATTCAGCGGCGTTGGCTACGTGGTTGGGGACGTGCTTTCGATCACCTACGACGGCGTCACCGTCCGGTATTGGAAGAACGGCGAACAGCTCCGCGAAGTCGCCCGCGCGATCGGCTCTCCGCTCTTCCTCGATTCGTGGTGGAACCAGGAAGGCGGCAAGGCCGAAAACGTCCACTTCGGCCCGATGGGCGAGAAGGGAACGACTGGTTCGACGGGCGCGACGGGCAACTATGCCGGGGTGCCTTTTGAATTCGATGCCTCTGTCGTCGCGGCCAACCCCGGCAAAGGGAAGGCTCGTTTCAACAATGCCGCGATCGGCTCTGTAACGAAAATTTACGTCAACAAAGAAACGCCCGCCGGTACCAACTTGGCTTCTTACCTCAACGAGTGGGCCGGGGACGCGGGCAACGTCGCGCGGGGTTACCTGACGATCGTTGAGCAGGGCACCGAAGGCTATAGCGAGTGGAAGATCACCGGGCTCTCTGCCGAAGAAGGTGGGGCTTGGTTCACCGTCACCGTCGAATTTCTCAACGGCAACCCGGCCTGGGCCGCCGCCGACGTGTTGATGTTCCAGTGGGCGCGCACCGGCAACAAGGGGACCGCCGGGGCAGAAGGCGGCAAAGGCGCGACGGGTGAAGCGGGTAGCGCGCTCGCCGTGTTGGCCGCCACTCGTGAAGCTCTCCCGACCAACACCCTCACCGGCAACGTCCTCGAAGCGACTGCGAACGGGGAACTCTCGATCACCGCCTTCGACAACTCGAGCGCCGTGGCCGGCGACTCCGTGCTCGTCAAGAACGAGGTCGAAGGCAAAAAAAATGGTGTCTATGTGATCGTCAGCCTCGGCACCGCGGGGACGAAATACAAACTCGAACGCGACCCCCGGATGGCGACGTCGGCGCAATGCGTCTCGGGGATGCTCATCTCGATCTCCAAGGGGACGGGGATCTCCAAGCAAGAAGACTCGGTGATGATGCTCACCACCAACGCGCCGATCACCCTCAACACCACGGCGCTCGCCTTCGCCTTCGCCCGCACCCGCCCGGCCGAAGAACAGGTGGTCGCGGCCTCTATCGGCGATCTGAAAGTCGTCAAAGAGTTCGCCAACGGCGCCTACGGCTCCAACACCAAAAGCTATGCCCCCGGTCTGCGCAAGGTCTACTTCATCCCGATCCTCTGCCCCCACCGGCCGGGTGGATCGTTCACCGGCATCCGCTACATCGTCGGCGCTGTGTCCAGCGGAGAAGTCTGGGCCGGGCTCTACTACACCGGCCTGCTTCTGAGCTCGACGGCGAAGGTGGCACAAGCCGCCGCCAACACGGCCCAGCAGGTTCCCGTCACCGTCACCGAAGGAATGCGCGCGGGGATCTGGCACATCGGGATCATGCTGACCAGCGAAACCGGCACTTGGGTCGGGTTTGAAAAATATTTGCAGCGTTACCGCACCGAAACGATTGCGGGTGGTGCAACGCAGCTACCGAATAGCTCGGAAGCCGGGGCGGAAGAAGCTCTAAACACTGAAAAAGTGCCACTCGTATCCACGTACTAAAAGGAGGCAGCAGATGCCCGCAGTAGCAGGATCAAATCGACAGAGGGGCCGTGGCCGGGGTGGTCGCGTCAATCCGCCCGGCCGCGGGATGATGAATCCTCCGGGCCAGGGTCCGACCACGCTGCCTCAGCGCGTAGGCGGCAACGGCCAGCCGCAGGGAGGCGGCAACGGTGGCACCACGGCACCCCGCGGCAATCGCGGTGGAGGCCAGGGTGGCGGCAAGGCCGGGGTCGGCGGCCAGGCGTTGCCGGGTCCGGGCGGTCGCCAGCTCGAGGCTCGTGTGCAGTCGGGCGCGATCACCCAAGAGCAGGCGCAGCGCACGATGCAGCAGCGTCAGACGCTCGCCAAAGCTCTCGGGCCGAATTGGCGCGACAAGCTGAGCGTCGGCGGCAAGTCCTTCGCCCAGGTCAACAAAGGGCTCAAGGCCAACCCCGGCAACGCGAAGCTGGCGGCGATCCGCAAGAAGCTCGTCGCCAACCGGGCTTCCGTGCTCACTGACGCGCGCTCGGGTGGCAAGAAGAAGAAAGGCGCCCCCGCCGAACCTGCCGGCGCTGGGGCCGAATAGCAATGGCTCGCGGCCGGGGGTACGTGCAGAACGCGGCGCAGCGGCTCGCCACCGCCAAGTCCCGGTTGCGGGGCGGCGGTGGTGCTGCCGGGGGTGGTCGCCGTGGTGGTCGCGGCCGCGTCGGCGGTCCCTCGGCGATGCCCTGGGACAGCCAGGCGCAGCGGGAATCGGGCGAACTCGGAAACGAAGCCTCCGACACCCGCGCCTCGCTGGCGGCCCAATACGCGAAAGCGCAGAGCGACCTTGGCTTCGGCTCCGGGGCCTCCAATCCCTATAGCGCCTCAGCCGAAAACAAGTCGCAGCTCACCAACGATCAGCGCGGGATCACCCAGGGCTCGGGCAACCAGCTCTATGCCGGGTCGACGGCCAACGCGCAGTCGTCCGCGCGGAGCGGCTACGACAAAAATCAGAAAGCGCTCGAAGACAGCTTCTCCGAAGCGCAGGGCGCCTACACCGGCGGCCTTGCGAAAACGGGCCGCGACGAATCGCTCGGGCAGAACGCGATTCGCGAAGGGGCGATCGGTCGCGCCGCGGCGAGCGAACCGGCTCCTCTCGGGGTCGGCGGTGGCCGTGGTCGTGGCGGTGGCCGCGGTCGGGTCGGTGGTCCCGGCCGAGACGGCAGGAACGTCCGTCGTCCCGGTCAGGCTCGCTCCATGAATGCCCAGGCTCGAGCGATCAATGCCCGCGTCAACGCGCAGAGTCGCGGAAGGGGGAGGGTCTAGTGGCTCGAGGTCGAGGACGAGGTCGGATCGGCGGCGGGGGATCGCACGTCCACGGCGGGGGTGCGGCCCCTGCCGGTGGCGGTGGTCGCCCTCGAGGCCGTGGTCGCGGTCGCGGTAAGGGTGGCGGTGACAGCGTCAGCAAGTTCCTCGGCCCCCACACCGGGCGCCAGGCCGGCCAGGTCGCTACCTCTGAGGCGGGGACCGAATACAACCCCGGCATCCGCGAAACGCGGGAGCAGGTCAAGGGCAGCCGCAAGCGCGAAGCTGACCTCGGCTCGTGGTACGCGCAGCTCGCCGCTGACTACCAGGGCGCGCAGAGTCAGGGCGCCGCGGCGTTGCAGTCCGTCGAGGACACCACGAGCAAGCAGCTCGCCGAAGCCGGTGGGCGCAGCTCGGCCGATCAGGCTGCTCTCGCCGCCTCCGACGAAGCCTTCGCCAAACTGACCGGCGGCCCCAAGGACACCGAGGGCCTCGCCAAGATCGCTCAGGCCGGCCAGGCGGCGGCCGCTGCTCGAGTCGATCAGGCCAAGCTCCCGATCTCCGAGCAAGCCAACTTCGTCGCCCGCACCGGCTCCGATAAGTCGGCGGCCCGGATGCAGGGGATCGAGGATCGCCTCTCCGAGCGGCGACGTCGCGACAAGCTCAAGTCCGACCTCGCCGCTCAGCGCAAGGAAAAGGGCCAGGCTCGCGTCTCCAACAAGGAGAAGCTCCGCGAATCTGACCGGGGCTACGTCCGTGAGGGGCAGCAGCTCAAGCTCCAAAAACGCGAAGCCGAGGCTGCCGAACAGCAGGCCGCGGCCGACGCTGCTCTCGCTCAGATCGAAGCCGCGCAGAGCGCCCGCCAGGACGCGATCGGCAACCGCCAGGCGCAGCAGCGCATCGGGATCTCCGCGAAGAACGCGGCGACGTCGGCCCGCTCCCAGCGCGCCACCGCCAAGCACTACAAGCAGACCGGCAAAGACGGGGGCCTCTCGCCCAGCACGAAGAACACCAACAAGAAGGAACGGCAGAACGCCGCGGCTCTCGTCGGCTCGGCGGTCACCCAGGCCGGGCCTCCGAAGTCGAAGGCCGAGGCTGCCGAACTGGAACGGCTCGCCGTCGAAGCCGGTGGTGCTCCTCGAGAGGTTCACCGTGCCGTGCAGAACCTCCTCAATCGGGGGAAAGCGAAGAGCCGCGGTGGCTACGACAAGCGCATCCGTGCAGGCAAGGCCGCCGGCCCGCCCACCCCTCGCGGGAGGTAGACCGTGGGCTGGGGCGACCTCCCCGATCTGAGCGATCCGGGGAAACGCAAGAAGAGGAAGAAGCGTGGCCGCGGCCGCGTCTCCCCGACCGGCCCCTACCGGGCTGAGTCGGGGAATAAAGAGATCCGCTCGAAGGCGAGCTCGGCCGAACGCCGCCGCTTCTCCCACGGATCGACCCCCACCGCTACCCGAGCTCGCAAGCTCGAGCGGAAGGACAGCCGCGACGCGGCACAGGCGAAACGCGATGCCGCGAAGGCGGCCACCGCCGTCACCAAGGCGAAGGCGTCACGCCCAATCGAAACGCTGCGCAAGGCCGAAGCCAAGCTCAAGCGGCGTGAGGACCCGAAACTCCGCGAGGCGACGCGGAGGCTTCGCCATGCCCTCGCCTCCGAGGCCACCTTCAAGGCCGGCCGGGAGACGCCCGAAGGCTCCCCGGTCAAAGCCAACAAGCCCGATCGGGAGCTCAAGAGCGTGGCGCCGCGGGCCTATCGCCGAGCCCTCAAGCTGTCCGGGCCGGGCGGCCACGGCTCCTCTCGAGGGCTCGGCGAACCCGAGGACTTGACCACGGCGATCACCCTGGCCGCGCCCGGCGGGGGCCTGGCGGCGAAGGCCGTCTCCAAGGGCCTCGAGGTCGGGGGCGGGCGTCTCGCCGCCGCGGTGGGGAAGAGGGCAACCGAGAAGGTCGCCTCCGAGGCCGAGCAGACGGCGGCCGGTGCCGCAGGTAAGAGCGTCGCCCAGCGGGTCCGCGTCCGCGCGGGCGATCACGTCAAGGCCCGCACCGAGCGGGTGAAGACGGCACCGCGGCGCGCAGCTCGTCGTGCTCGAGAGACGCCGAAGCGGGTCCGTTCGGCTCCGGCTCGAGCTCGTCGGGCGGCCACCACGAAGGCAGGACGTCGCGCGGCCGCGAAACGGGCGGCGCGCTCGAGCGTCCGTCACCCGATCCGCTCCGGTGCCGCCGGCCTGGCGGTGCTGCCGGTCAAACCCGAAGGCCAGGGGGGCATCCTCCCCGGCGATCCGCTCAACCGCCTGTCGGCCTTCGGCAAGGGCGAGCTCGCGGCCGCCATCGGCCACCCCGGCAAGTACGCGGAGACGACCGCTCACGCCGGGCTCGGGGCGTTGGCCTACCCGCTCGTCCTCGGCGGCGCCGGGGTCGCGTCGGTCAAGAGCGGCTCGCCGAAGCCGTTGATTGAACAGGGCGAGCTCGCCGTTGAGGGGACGAAGAAAATGGTCGGGGATCTCGCCTCTGGCGATGCCAAGCGCGTTGAGCGCTCGGCGCTGCAAGAGACTGGCGCTGTGCCCTTCATCCCGGTCCCTGCGGCCCTGCGGCGGCTGAAAGGCACCAAGGCTTACGAGGACGCACGTGCGGCCGCGAGAGCGGCTGTCGAGGGCAAGCGGGCTCCGAAGCGCGAGGCGGCGATCGCGGCCGATAGGAAGGCCCAGGAGGAGGGCAGCTACCGCTCCCGCAAATCGCAGCGCAAGATCAAGCGCACGGCCCCGGTGCCCGACTCCTCGCGGCCCGGCGAGAGCTACGTCAACCGGCGCGTCGGCCGGATACTCGAGAAAGGCCGCTCGAGGCACCGCGTCGCTCGCGAGTTTGCCCGCATCCAGCACGAGGAAAACCAGGCGCGCAAGGCGGTCGAAGAGATCGCCAAGCCTCTGCGGAAGTCGAAGAAGACGACGCAGAAAGACGTCGCCGACGTCGGCACCGCTCTCCGCATCGTCGGTCGCTACGGGCTCCCCTCCAACGAGGCGAAGGGGTTGGCCTTCGTCGAGCGGCTGCACCGGAGCTGGGAGAAAGGCGAGGCGGGGAAGTCACCCGGCGGTGTCGCCCTTGATCGCCACGCGACCGCCTACATCATCGACCACCCCGAGCTCTTCCGTAGCCCGAAGTTCTGGGAGGGGGTCGCCCGGCTCGACAAGCTCCAAAAGGAGGTTGCGACGTCGCCGCGGCATCAGTTCATGGCGCAGCTCGACCAGCTCGTCAACCCGATCCGGCTCGAGCAGGGCAAGCACCCGCTGCTCAAACCCGAGGAGATGGTGCCGCTCGAGGCCCTCAAGCTGCTCCCGAAGCGTGACATCGAATGGTCGCGCTCAGAGGCACACAGCTTCCTCGCCGAGTTGAAGAAGAACAGGGACGGCCGCGTCCAAGTGCGAGCCGCGCGGTTGCAGAACGCGCTCGAAGATGCCGGTCCCGGCAAGCAGTTGATGCGGCCGCCCGAGCACGGTGGCGCCGAGGGCGGCGTCTCGACGACCAGGGCGGTGCCGTGGACGTCGGAGATGCTGCAACGGCACCTGAAACAGGTCAAGCCCGAGCTCAAACGGCTGGGCCTGCGCGAGCCGACGCCCTACCTCGCCGACGTCCTCCCCTCGAAGATGCCCGGCGCGGAGCCCGGCTACGGGACCGGGCTGCCTCGAGCGGTCCACGCCTCCCAAGGCCTTGCAGCCAAATCGGGCAACGCGATCGCCGACTTCGATCAGATGCTCCACCACTCCGCGGTGTTGCCGCGACGGCGAGCGGCGATGGTGACGGGCCTCAATCGGATCTTCGATCGCTTCTCCCGCAAAGTCGGTGGCCACCGCTACCTGACCCGCAGCCAGGTCGAGAAGTCGATCAACAATCACGAGTGGCCGCCGGGGACGGTGCCGGTGCGGACGCAGATGCTCCGCTCCTTGCTCGAGGGCGACGAGCCCGCGGCCGAGGGGGAGTTTCGACAGGCGCTCGAGGCCGAGCTCGAGCACGGCCAGGCGTTGATCGGCGGCGGCAAGGAGGAGCTGCGCGCGGCGATGGAGGCCGCCCAGGCTCACGGCGTCAAAGGCGACAAGTTCGCGCCGATGGACGCGGTCGCGATCAACGAGCTCATGGGGCATCTCGAGGGACCGGGAGCCGTCACCAAGTGGGCCGGCCACGGCTCCAACTTCGCCACCCGGACGATCCTCAACTCGCCCGCCTTCGAGGTCAGCCAGTTCTTCCAAGAAGGGGTGCCCGGCGCGATCGCCCTCGGCCGCGACGTCGTCCACATCCCCAAAGCC